ATCTCTCAAATACAGATTGTATCTGCTGAACTTGACATTCTTGTTGTAGTGAAAATAATCCTTGGTCACACAAACACTGGGCACGTTTAATGTCAGCTTCTCTGAATGAATCAGCCAGTCTGGATATGTTTCTAAAATATGAATGCGACCTAGAAACATCAGTTTGATAGCATGCTGCCAATGGATAACGCTTAACGGCAATACTGAGATCGGTTTGTAATCTGCGTTTAGTAATAGTGTGTCAGACATTTGATAATCTACTAGTTGAAAATTGGTTAAATATAGATATAACTACACTATAAAATATTTATGCCTAAAGATCAAGCAATCGTGCTGATAAAACCAGCACATAAACAAGAAACTTATACCGAAAAATATATTCTAGAGATTGCTCGTTGCGCTGATCCTATTTCAGGGCCTCAATATTTCATGGATAATTTTTTCTATATACAGCATCCGACTAAAGGCAAGATGGTGTATCATCCGTTCGACTATCAAAAACAATTAATTGATACATATCATAATTTTCGTTTTAGCATAAGTCTTATGCCCCGACAGAGCGGCAAGTCAACTTCAGCAGCCGGTTATTTATTATGGTATGCTATGTTTGTGCCAGATTCAACTATATTGATCGCTGCTCACAAATACACAGGCGCACAAGAAATTATGCAACGTGTAAGATATGCATATGAATGGTGTCCAGATCATATTCGCGCTGGTGCTACTAGTTATAACAAAGGCAGTATTGAATTTGACAACGGTAGTCGAATAGTTAGCCAGACTACCACAGAAACAACTGGTCGTGGCATGAGTATTTCTTTGTTATATTCCGACGAATTTGCCTACGTAAGACCTAGCATAGCAAAAGAATTTTGGACATCGATTTCGCCTACACTGAGCACAGGCGGTAAAGCTATCATAACCAGCACACCCAACAGTGATGAAGATCAGTTTGCATTGATTTGGAAAGGCGCAAACAAGTGTATTGATGAATACGGAAACGAAACAGAATTAGGTACGAATGGATTTCGAGCGTATCGAGCATATTGGCATCAGCATCCAGATCGAGATGAAAAATGGAAGCAAGAAGAACTAGGACGAATCGGCGAAGAAAGATTTCGCAGAGAACATGGCTGTTTAGAGGGCGCAGCGACTGTACAAATTAAATTTCCTGACGGAAGAATAGAGAATTTAACATTAGATCAACTAAAAGATATTTTAAATTCGTAATTTTTGACGAACGGCATAATCAATCGACAATTTAAAGAAAATCAACAAGAAGAAGGATTTATTCGTGGAAGAATTATTAAAAAATAATTTAGGTCTACAAGTTTTAACAGATCAAGGATGGTCTAAATTTGATGGTTTATTAATCAGAGGTAATAAACAAACCGTTAGGGTTAACACCAAAAATAGAACTATAAGATGCACGCAAGATCATAAATTTTTTTTACCAGATTTAACATTCATTGGGGCTGACAAATTGCTTCCAGGAATGGAAATATTGTCAGACACCGGCATAGATATAATAACCTGCGTAGTATTAGATGACCAATTACCAGTCTACGATTTATTTGAAGTAGAGAAAAATCATAGATTTTATGCCAATGGTTTCCTCGTTAAAAATTGCGAGTTTTTGATATATGATGAAACGTTGATCAACAGTTCTACTCTTATAGAAATGTCAGGAATAGATCCTATTGAACGTCAGGGTAATGTGCGATGGTATAAAAAACCAGAAAAAGGCAATACATATCTGGTAGCTCTAGATCCTAGTCTTGGAACAGGCGGAGATCCATCTGCTATACAAGTCTTTGAATTGCCTAACTTCAAACAAGTAGCAGAATGGCAGCATAATAAGACATCAATACAACGTCAAATCTTGATTTTAAAAGAAATCTGTCAATATTTGTATGATAGCATCGGAAGAGAATCAGATATATATTACAGCATTGAAAATAACGCACTAGGCGAAGCAGGTCTAGTCAGTATAGCTGAAATAGGCGAAGAAAATATACGCGGCATGTTCATGAGTGAACCAGCAAAAGTTGGGCAAACTCGCAGATATCGAAAAGGATTCACTACAACACACAAGAGTAAGTTAGCTGCCTGTGCCAAGCTCAAATCATTTATAGAAAATAAGAAAATGATTGTATCTAGTAAGAATCTTATTGGCGAACTCAAGAGTTTTGTTAGTAACGGAGGAACATCTTTTGCAGCAAAACCAGGAGAAACAGATGATTTAGTTATGGCAACACTGTTGATTGTGAGAATGGTTCAGTTTCTGCAGAATTATGATGAAAGTCTTGACAATATATTACGAGATAAGTCAGATGACTTTATTGAGCCGATGCCCTTCATATTGATGTAAGATAAATACTAGACTATGAGAGACATATCCAACATCGCAGAAGAACTATTTAACAAAATACGAAGTCGTTTTGACCATGTTAGAATCAAAGATAAAACTGACAGTAGTACACAGACTCCAGAAGATGCTCGCTTTTTTAATTTTGATTATGTAAGTCAAGATGGAACTAAGTTCGGTAATATCACCATCAGTTTGATTGATGAAAAAGGCTTGAAAATATCCTACAGTAAAAACATTACGGATTACCTGGACGATGCTCATCAAAAAGAATGGTATGATTATCTGAGAAATCTTCGACAATTTGCCAAACGAAATATGCTTACTTTTGATGTGAGAGATATCAATAGATCTCATTTGAAATCTAAAGATATAAAGCAACAAGCTAAATCAGCTGGTACTTTAGATACTGAAGATATGGATGCTATGAATGAAAGCAGATTATTTGGTACAAGTCGCAGCTCGTACCAGGATTGTGGTCCTGTGCGTATTATTATTAGACATAATAAAAATGTAGATGAAACAAAACGTGGTGACCGAAGTCGAAATGTAGAGGCATTATTTTTAGAAACTCAGCAAGGCGAACGTCGTTTGCTGCCATTTAAGAATATACACGGCGCCCGTGCAATGGCTCGTCATTGTAGCGAAGGTGGCGAAATAGAAGATCAGATAGGCGAGAGCATTTGCAGCATGTGCAAAGAGATGAATAGCATGGCTCATTTTGTTCGCTCTACTAAAAAAAGAAATTTTGAAGATCGTGAGACTGCTGAAATGGCTAAGTCTGCTGTTGGACGTTACAGCGAACTAAAAGATCGTTTAAGACGAATGAGTTCTAGCAATGGATATCAATCATTTGTAGAAAGTTTTTCGCCTGACACAGATGTCGAAGAAGAAATTGATGTTGATGCATTAAAAGAAAGATTTGTGCGAAAGTTATATGATGAGCGTTTTACAGATGCATTGCCTTACGTATTTCGCGCACATAAGAAAAAATCTGAGTACGATGATAGCAGTTTATTAGAAGAATTTGAAGCCTGGCTTAACGAAGTTACAAATGAAGCATTTGATCCTAAGGATGCAAGCGAAGAAGACAGGATTGCACACGGAGAACATCAAGAACGAGATCATCAAGAATTAGATTCTATGATGAAGAAATCTATTGAAGTAGGTCATGATGCAATAGACACAACTGCAATCAGAGATACTATTCGTGATTGTACTGATGAAGTAGATTCTGCATATGAAGAACTTTATGACAAACTGAAAGCAGTAGCTGACGCAGAAGGTGATGAAACTGATGCTAGACCAACTGTGATCCAATGGCTCAGAGATCACAGCTATACGACGATGGCTGACAAATACAGTGAACCTGAGTATACTCAGGGTACTGAAAATACAGTAGCGTCTTCTGATGCACCAAAACCTGTCTTGCCTCCGACTGCTGGAGAGCAAGATGCACAAGCTACAGCTGGTGCATCAACTGCACCAACAGGCGCAACTGGTATGGATCAAGGTGTAGTTGCAGAGGAAATAAGTTCTATGCTGAGACTAGCAGGATTGAAATAGTGAACATTGATCTTCGTCATTATCTTGGTATCTTAACAGAATCTATTGAGATTGATGAAGGCGTTCTGGATCCACATACATTCAAAGCTGTAATTATGATTGGTCCTCCTGGCGCAGGGAAAAGTACAACAGCCAACAAACTATTTGGTCACAGCGGCTTGAGAAAAATCAATATTGATGATTTTAGTGAGATGATGATCAGAAAAGGGCGATCTCAGGGAGGCGTATTAACTCCAGAGCAATGGGATATGGCATGGGATAAAGTTCAAAGTCGTAAAAGTTTGGCTATCAGCGGCCGTCTTGGAATATATTTTGATAGTACAGGAAAAAATCCTCAGCGTATTTTTGAAATAACAAATCAATTATCTGCTTTAGGCTATGATGTTATGTTGATATTAGTCACAGCTAGTTTTGATACTACTCTTAACAGACAACAAAGTAGAGAACAAGAACAACGAGAAAAATGGGGAGTTGGTCGAGTAGTAGACACATCTTATGCACAAGAGGTATATGATTTAGTAAAGAATAATATAAAAATTTACGAGTCATCATTTGGCAAAATACAGTGGGTAGGAAATCCGCCTTCAGAATATGCAAATATATCTCCGGGGGAACGAGATTACTCTCGTTTAGGTCGCCGAGATTGGCCGGCTGCTGCTGAACGTGCCAACACTAGATTTATCGGCATAAACAATGATATCACGAGTCGTGATGAAAAATCTAGAAATACATCTCTTGCTGACGCAATCATCAATAAATTTCTTAATCAACCGCCTAGCAAACCAGAAGCTGTCGAATGGATAGCATCTCACAAAAGACAAAATATTGCACAACCAAAATCTATTGACAAACCAAAAGACTTTGTTCAAAATAATGACGAAACATTAAAGGAATATAAGATGGACTCTAAGTTTTTTCGCAAATATACTGATCTAATAACAGAAGCAGAAGCACCAGCAACACAAGATCCAGCTGTGATAACACCCAAAGTACCAGCTGCTGCTGCAGCTGAGCCAATTGCTCCTGAAGTTGAACAAGAACAACCCGTTGAAGATATTCATCGTATAGCTTCTGAACTTAAGTTCTTGCCAACACACAAACAAGCTAAAAAATATAAGTTTGTTAAGGGAGGCACTCCTGGCACTATGCCAGCGATGTCGTACACAGTAGCCAGCGAACAAAGACAGGTTATTACTGTAACATCCGATGGAAAAGAAACAACGAACACAGCTGAGCCTGGCGACATCATTATGAGCGGCCCCAGCAAAGAAAACTATGTAGTCAAGGCTACAAAATTTCCTAAACTCTATGCAGGTGATATCGGTGGATTAGTAATTCCCGAGCAATCTCCACGCATGGTAGCTGCATACAAAGGAACCAAAACAGTTACTTTCACTGCTCCCTGGGGAGAATCAATGGTTCTTAAACCAGGCGATTATTTGGTAAAAGATGGCAGTCAAGGATATTACCGTATCGCTAGTGCCGAATACAAAGAAACTTATAATCCTCCCGGACAGTAATCTTACCTTTTATCCTTGACAGGATAAATACTTCAGCACATACTATGAGTGTGTGCTGAGAAAAACTCAAAACACTTTAATCATGGCATACTTAAAAAAGGAAATTAATCATGGCACTTACACTAGCAGAAATCAGAGCAAAGCTCCAAGCACAAGAGAATCGCAGCAGTGGTTCTAATTCAAACGGCGGTGACAACGCAATTTATGCGCATTGGAATATCGCAGAAGGCACTACCGCACGTATTCGCTTCTTACCCGACGCTAATCCAAAGAATAACTTTTTTTGGGTAGAGCGTGCAATGATCCGCCTGCCGTTTGCAGGAATCAAAGGCCAACCCGATAGCAAGCCAGTTGTCGTACAGGTTCCTTGTGTGGAAATGTACAACGACGGCAGTAGTTGTCCAATTCTAGCCGAAGTTCGTCCTTGGTTCAAAGATAAGAACCTAGAAGACATGGGCAAGAAATATTGGAAGAAACGTAGTTATTTGTTTCAAGGACTCGTTCGCGAAAACCCTTTAAGTGATGACAAGACACCAGAAAATCCTATCCGTCGATTTGTGATCAGCGCACAGATCTTCAATCTGGTAAAGAACGCTCTACTAGATCCAGAAATGGAAAATCTCCCAACTGACTATCAAAGCGGCTTAGATTTTATTGTCAAGAAGACAAGCAAGGGCGGATATGCTGATTACGGCACTAGCAGCTGGGCTCGTAAGGAATCAGCTTTGACTGCTGCAGAAGCAGCAGCACTCGAAACGTACGGTCTATATGATCTGGCTGACTTCTTACCTAAGAAGCCAAATGATGTAGAACTCAAGGTCATCAAGGAAATGTTTGAAGCATCAGTTGATGGTGAATCATATGATCCTGCACGCTGGGAACAGTACTAC